GCCGCTTAAACCCTTTCGCCGCCACGTGCGGCAATCCAGGCACCGACCGGCTGCCGTCGCCTTTCGCGGGCGCGGCAGCAGGCACGGGCATATATCACCTCCGCGAAAGAGAAAACCATGAACGCAATTACCCACGCCCAGCCTTCGAACCTGCTCACCAAACTCGTTGCCCAGCTGGACATCGACGCTTACGACGACGTCACCACCGGCCGCCTGGTCCTGGTCAATCCGCGCACCAAGGAGCCGACCAGCACCTACATCGAGCTGGCCAGCCCGGAACACGAGTCGCGCAAGCGCATCGACCTGGCGCGCACGCGCCGCCTGCGTGCCGAGTTCGCCGCCAACGGCAAGCTCGAGTCGACCGATCCACTGGATGACATCGAAGACGAAACCGACTACCTGGTTGCCTCGTGCCTGAACTGGAACGTCTCGCTCGGCGGCCAGCTGATCGAATGCACGCCGGCAAACGTCCGCTCGGTGCTGACCGATCCGAAGAAGCAATGGCTGCGTGCCCAGGTCCGCGCCGGAATCCACAAGACCGAGCTTTTTATCGTCGACTCCGCGAAAGCCTAGCGGACTGCGCCCGGGCCGAGTTCGAACTCTCGGCCCGGCAGGGTGATGGCGCCACGCTGCGCACGCACCTGCAGCGCGTCGCCAAGAACACGAAAGAGGTCGACCCGCTGCTGACGATGGAATGGCCCAAGGCGGGCCGACCGCTCTGGGATGCTTTCTGCAAGATGGGACGCCCGGCCGGCGTGTCGGGTCCGGGGGAACTAACCTCGCAAGAGATCCTGGCTTACCAGCAGCTGTGGGGAGTCCAGTTCAACCGCTGGGAGCTGGAGGTTATCCACATGTTCGACAGCATCGCAATAGAAGCGCATGGCAGTAAATCTCAGTCTTGATTCATAGAAGACCTGTTGTAGTATTGCGCCATGACATCAAGAACTGGAGCTGGAAATGAATGGTTCACTGGAAAAACTAGGTCTCCTTCCGCGCGCGAATATAGTGGTAAAAACAGTAGATCGTGAAACTGTCCGTGCAATTGTCCGTGCTGAACGTGAATTGGTAGTTCAAGCTGCGCGGATGGGAATGGACTTTCATGAGGTTCACCTGGGATATGCGCCATATATTGCAAAAATCTCGGAACAACTTAGCCATAAGGACAAGGCTAAGTTTGAAGAACTTATAATCCAAGAAACCTTGAACTACGACGAGTTCGACGAGGCAAAAGCAAAAGTTGCAGCAGCTGAACAGCGTTACGCCGATTTTCCTGATCAACCAAAGCCATCGAGTACTGCCAAGGTATTTTTTGTTGCTATCAGCGTCATGATTTTGATCGGGATAGCTTTTTTCCTGGCGAACGATTAGCGCATAGTCGATTTCGTAACCCTTATAAAGGGCCACCTCGCGGTGGCCCTTTTTCTATTTTGGAGCAGTAAATGATCATCGGAGACATGGAGATTCGCCTGCGCGCGGATATCGCACGGCTGCAGCGCGACATGGACTCCGCACGCCAGGTGGTTAGCAATGCCACTGCCGGTATGGAGCGGGCCGCCAATGCTGCGAAGGGCGCGATCGCCTCAATCGCCGGCGCGCTGGGCGTGCAGCAACTTGGCCGCATGGTCGACGAGTATACCAAGTTCACCTCGCAGCTTAAGCTGGCAACCACGTCGCAGCGGGAATACGCAGCGGCCTATGCCGACGTGAAGCGGATCGCCACGCAGTCAACACAAGGGCTGATGGAGACCGGCATCCTGTATGCGCGGATCGCTAACGGTACGCGCGAGCTGGGCGTCGAGCAGAAAAAGGTTTCGCAAATCGTCGAGACGGTGAACCTTGCGCTGGTGGTTTCCGGCGCGGCCGCATCCGAATCGGCGTCCGCCCAGCTGCAGCTTTCCCAGGCGTTCGCTTCCGGAACCCTTCGCGGGGAAGAATTCAATGCGGTGAACGAGTCCGCGCCGCGCCTGATGAAAGCGCTGGCCGATGGCATGGGCTTGCCTGTGGGTGCCCTAAAAAAAATGGCCGAAGAAGGCAAGATCACGTCGAAAATCATGGCTGACGTGCTGCCAGCTGCGCTCGAGAAGCTGCGCGTGGAGGCGAAAGAAATCCAGACGATCTCGGGCGCCTTCACGGTGCTGCGCAATAACGTGATGGAGTTCGTGGGCATCCAGGCCAACGCCAGCGGCGCTGTGTCGGGTCTGGTATCGGTCATCGGCCTGCTGTCGAGCAACCTCGGGCTGCTCGCAGGAGTGATCACAACCCTTGGCGTATCCAAGCTGGTGACCATGTTCCAGAGCTGGGGCGTGGCAACCTACAAGCAGATCGCCGACAACAACGCGCTGCGCACGTCGACGCTGGCTGGCGCAGTCGCGTCCACCGAGGCAGCATCGGTCATTGCGGCCGCGAAGTTGGCGGAAGCTCAGGCCAACGTGCGCACCGCTGCGACTGCGGCGAATCTCGCGACCGCGCGCGTAGCCGAACTGCGTTCATCGGTGCTGGCGGCCGAGGGCGCCGTGGCGCTCGCCATCGCCACCAACGGGCTGATCCCGGCCCAGAGGCGCGCGATCGCTCTCAGCGAAGCCCATGCTCTTGCACTGGCCGGCCAGGCTGTCGCCGCCAATGGTGCGACCGTTTCCGCCGGCGCCGCCAGTGCAGCACTGACGGCGCAAGCGGCGGCGACCGGCGTCGCTGCGCGCTCGATGGGCGTGCTGCGCGGCGCCATGATGTTTATGGGCGGCCCGATCGGCACCATCATCACGCTGCTTGGACTGGCCGCAACCGCCTGGATGGTGTGGGGCAACAAGTCGAAAGAGGCGACCGAGAAAGCCGCCGAATCATTCGACGAAGCGCAAGTGCGCATCATCAAGGGCCTGGACGAGCAAATCGACAAAAACGAGAAGCTGCTCAAGCTGCGAAATCTGGGAGTGACTAAGAGCGATGCAGAGAAGCAACTGCCGTTCGTGAACCAGCTCGCCGCTGCATCGGAGCGCCTGAATCAGATCAATATGCGCGCCGGCGCATTTTCTGGCAAGAGCAACACCGATATCGAATTCGCGCGAATTGGTGTGCTGCGCGACATCACCGACCTGACACAGAAGATGGCGAAGGCCGAATCGACCGGCGCGGCCGTGGCCGCTCAGTCGGTCGACGAGCGTGTGAAAGCGTTCAAGAAAGAACACGCGACCAAGCAAGAGCAGATGGCGGCCGAACTCAAGGCCATTGAAGACCTCAAGGGCAAGACTGCTGAATACGGTGAGATGGAACGCCGGATCCGTGAGAAGTATGCCGACAAGGGCGTTGCTCAAGGCATCAAGGCCGAAGCCACCGCGTACCAGAACTTGGTCACGTCGATCGGTGAAAAGGCGGCAGCGAACGAGCTCGAACTGAGCGGGTATGCCAAGTTGTCCGATTCGCAGAAGATGACGATCAAGCTGGACGAGGCGATCGCATCGGGCAAGAACAAGCTCACCCCGGCGCACGTGGCGGAAACGCGCGCGCTGATTGCCAAGGTGGCCGCTCAGGAAAGCGCCATAGAAGAAGGCGCCTTCTACCTGCAGCAGGCCGAGCAGCAAGCGCAGTTGACGGCTACCGCCATTAAGGCCGCCGACGACGAAGCCGATCGCAATGAAGAACTGGCGCGCACGTTCGGCATGTCGAAGGTCGCCATCGAGCAGATGACGCTTGCGCGCCTCGAGGAAAAGCTGGCCAAGGCTGACGCCTCGAAAGGGTACACCCGCGAGATCGCGGAGCTGGAAGCGGTTATCGACGCGAAGCGGCGCAGCGTCGTGGCCATCAGCCAGGTCGACCAGATGGAGACGAGCAAGAAAGCGGCCGAGCAGGCCGCCGAGGACTGGAAGCGCGCGGGGGAAGATATCACCCGTTCGCTCACGGACGCGCTGCTGCGCGGCTTCGAGTCTGGCAAGTCGATCGGGAAAAACTTGGTCGACACGTTGAAAAACATGTTCAACACGCTGGTGCTACGCCCGGTCATTTCGACGGCGTTGAGCCCGCTGTCGGCTGGACTGACCGGTTCGCTGGGTCTGGCTGGCAATGCGAGCGCTGCTACGGGCGCCGGTAGTGGCGTCGGTTCGATTGGCACCATGACCAGCCTGGCCAATGGCGCTTCCAACCTGTATAGCTCGCTGACTGGCGGCGCCACCGTGGCAGGCGGCGTCGGTACCGGCTTCCTTGGCAGCTTGGCAGGTGGCCTGAATGGTGCAGGCATGGGTTCTGGCCTGACGTCGGCGCTGGGCATGAACATCGGCAACGGCATCGCCAGCGTGGTTGGTCCAAATGTGGCCAGCGGGATCGCGTCGGGACTCTCTGGCCTGGCAGCGGCTGCGCCGTGGGTGGCCGGCGCGCTGGCGGTGTACACGATCGGCAAAAAGGCGTTTGGCCGCGGCCCAAAGGAGTACACGGGCGACCAAACGCTCAACGGCTCGATCGGCGCCGGCGGCTTCGCTGGCACCATGGACGCGGCCTGGGTCAAAAAAGGTGGCTGGTTCCGTAGTGACAAAGACGGCTCCGATAAGAACCCGGTCAACGCGGAAGTCGCAGCCGGGCTGACGTCGGCTTACGACGCCATCAAGACGACCTCGGCGGACTTTGCACGCGCGCTGGGCATCAACGCTGACAGCATAGCCACGCGCACGCAGGCCATCAAGATCGCCATGGGCAAGGACGAAACGGCGAACCAGAAGGCAATCGCCGACTTTTTCACCGGCGTGGCGAACACGGTCGCTGGCGAATTGCTGCCGGAGATCGCGAAATTCCAGGCCCAGGGTGAGGAAGCGTCGGGCACGCTGCAGCGCTTGGCGGTGAATTACACCGCAATGGATCAGATTCTGGTGGTGATGGGCGCGACGTCGAAGGCAGCATTCGGCGCCGTGGGCACTGCATCTCTGGAGGCGCGCGAGCGCTTGCTGGGATTCGCCGGCGGCGTCGATGCGCTGGCCTCGAAAACGGCGTTCTTCAACGAGAACTTCCTTAGCCAGGCCGAGCAGATCGCAATCATCCAGAAGCCGCTCACCGAGCAGCTGACAGCGCTGGGCTATGCAGGCCTGACGACTAGCGACCAGTTCAAGGTAGCTGTGCAGGGCCTGGTCGAGTCGGGCGCTCTCGCAACTGCGCGCGGCGCCGAGCAGTACGCGGGTCTGCTGGCCCTGAGCCCTCAGTTCAAGGTATTCGCGGATCACCTGAAAGAGGTCGGCGATGCGGCGAAGGCGACTGCGCTTGAGGAAGAAAATCGGGTTCGCCAGCTGGGAATGGACAAGCTGCAACTGAGCATCCAGATCATGGAGCTCGAGGGAAATGCACTCGGTGCGCTGACCGCTCGCCGCGCGCAGGAATTGGC